GATATACCTCCTTTTATTGATGTAGATGGACAGCGTTTATATTTTACAACGGGTTTAGGCGGCTACCCTTCAGGAGATATTGAAGATGATAAGTACAAAGCCAGCGGTAGTTATGAGGCACACGGCCCAGCAGGTACTTACTCAACAATACATGTTCCCCCAGAAGGTTTGTTTGATAGCTTACACCCTGCCTTACGTGGCGGAATAGCCTTAGCAACAGGAGGTATGTCAGAAGCCTTTATTTCTGCTACACAAGCTATTTCAGGAGAAACATTACATTTAAATGACTGGTTAAACTTAGCTAACGCTGGTATGGAAATAGCTAAGGCTAAGGCTTCACAGCCTACAACGTCAACAGGTTCTACTCGTCCTAGAACTCAAGCTGAAATGGCGGCTGATGGGGATATTATATATGCAAAGGATGCAAATTATTGGGAAACTTCTGGTAGTTTGAATCCTATNAGCGGAGCAACCACAACGCCTGAAAGTTTTGGTTCTTTAGCTGGAGATTTACAAGAAATATTTGAAGGTCTACCCTTTGACTTAGCTGTTGGGTTGGGGACGGCTATTTTTGAAGAAGATAGTGACATTGGTGAAGCTATCCAAGCAGCTACTGAAGCAGGACAAAGCACTACAACAATTACTGATGAAGGTGAAGTTGAACTTCAACCTACAGGCGATACACCAGACATGCGTGAGACTGTTGTAGACCTAGAGCAACCTGAGTTAGCCTCAGAAGATATTCTCGCTGATCCTGTTGAGGAACAAGTAATATCACAGCCTACTTTCCCTGAAGAAACAGAAGAAACAGTGGTTGTTCAGCCTACAGAGTCTACAGATAATGAAGGCGGTGGTGGTGGTGGTGCAGACACAGGTGGTGGTGAAACTGGTGCAGGTTCTTCAGGCACTGGTGTTCCCGAAACAGGTTCAGGGATTCCCGGCACTTCAGGCTCTGGTGGTCTTGCAGTAGAAGAGGGTGCTGTTACCCCTGTTCTAGATACTATGTCAGTACCTAATCCTGATTTTGACCCTGACGTTTATGACGTTTACTATGAGCGTGAGATATATAGAATAGCACTTGAAGAAACTGATCCTGTTCTGCGAGAAAGACTTAAAGCTGCATACGAAGAGTATGGCGGTAAGCACGTAGATGATTTAAAAGCAGGGAAATCTTTTGAAGAAGTTTACGGTGATTATCCCCCTGACTCTATAGAAGTTCCTTACGAGGAGCCTACTTTAGACAGAGACGCTTTTGAAGCACAATATCCTGATGGTTACCTTAGTGATGGCGGTACTTTTAGTAACATAGACACTAATGGAGACGGTGTTGTTTCTGATACTGAAAAGTTTGACTACGAACATAACAGAGGGAGTGGGCAGGGTGGCGATCCCTCTGAAGTTGTTCAAGCAATTTTAGACGCTTTAAGACTAGAAGTAAACACTCCTGATCCGTCTACAGGTCTTCCTACAGACACTATAGTAGATATTGGAACAGAAGTTGGCCCTACTGATCCTGCTATTGGCAGCGGTCAAGAAGACACCACCACAGACTCTACAGGTGTTCCTTCTGACACTACAGATACTGACGGCACTATAGGTGACGGAGGCGGGGGTGTAGGCACAGACGATGGTGGTGGCGCTGGTGGAGGAACCACAGGCGGTGGTGCAGGTTCTGGAGAAGCAGACTCAGGTGCTGGAGCAGGTGAGGGTGAAGGAGACGGTTCAGGTAGCGGTGTAGGCGATGGTTCTGGCACAGGTACAGGAACTGGAGAAGGCTCAGGAGATGGCTCTGGGTCAGGAAGTGGCAACGGTAGTGGTTCAGGTGGCGTAGGCTCTGGCGTAGGCGCTGGAAACGGAACACGTACTACAGACTCTCTCTTTGGAGACATGTTACAGCTAGAAACACAGATAGGTTCAACACAAGAACTTCTACCCTTCAACGTAATGTCTACTCCTACAAGGGCTGTTTATAAACAACCACAGGTTGATCCTATACAACAGTTTTTACAACATCAACAAGAAGTACAACGGTTACGCAATATACCTCAGAGAATGCTAACTAACGATCAATTTTTAAAAAGGTTTGAATACTAATGACATACTTACAGCTAGTCAACAGCGTACTACGTAGGCTACGAGAAGACGAAGTAACTACTGTTGCTCAGAATTCCTACTCTAAACTTATAGGTGAGTTTGTTAATGATTCTAAGCGCACCGTAGAAGATGCTTATAACTGGACTGCTCTTCGTACTACTCTTTCTGTGACTACTGTTCCTGATACGTTTAATTATGTATTAACTGGATCACAAAACAAAATGACTGTGTTAGATGTTATTAATGATACTTCTAATTTCTTTATGCAATATCGTTCTTCTAGTTGGATGAACAATGCTTTTTTGATTGACGAGCCACCTAAAAGCACTCCTCAGTTTTACAACTTTAACGGTGTCAATTCTTCTGGAGACAATGCTGTAGATTTGTATCCTATACCAGACGCAACTTATGCTGTTAGGTTTAATATTGTTTTACGTACACAGGACTTCACTCTAGACGCAGACGCTTTGTCTGTACCTTCGTCTCCTGTTATTCAACTAGCCACTGCTTTGGGCGCTAGAGAGCGTGGAGAAACTGGTGGTACATCAGCGGCAGAACTGTTTGCACTGGCAGATACTACACTAGCTGATGCTATTGCTATGGACGCTGCTCAACATCCTGAAGAAACTATCTGGTATTCTTAAATGGCACAACAACTACAGAACATTACAGTAGCCGCACCGGGATTTTTTGGTCTTAATACACAGGACTCTCCTATAGGCGGTAATCCTTCGTTTGCGTCTATTGCAGACAACTGTGTTATTGACCAACTAGGCCGTATTGGTGCGCGTCAGGGTTGGGAAACTGTCTCTACTAACGGCTCTTCTGTGCTAGGCACTAGCCGTGGTATTGAAACTGTACATGAGTTTATCGACAACTCTGGTGACAAGGTTATACTGTCAGCAGGTAACGCTAAAGTATTTAAAGGTACTACAACCTTAACAGACATTACTCCTAGTAGCTACACACCTACAGCTAACAACTGGAAAACAGTATCACTAAACAACCATGTGTACATGTTTCAGAGAGGGAATGAACCACTAATAGGCACAGATGAATCAGGTTCTTTTGTACTAGAAACTATGTCAGGTCATAGCCACAGCACAGGCACTGCACCACAAGGTAATGAAGTCTTAGCGGCCTATGGTAAGCTGTGGGTAGCAGACGTTATAGGCGACAAGCATACTGTCTACTGGTCTGACACACTTAACGGTCATGCTTGGACAGGAGGTGCTTCAGGCTCGTTAGACGTTACTCTAGTATGGCCTACAGGCTTTGACGAGATAACGGCTCTAGCGGCTCACAATGGCTTCCTAATCATCTTTGGTAAGAAGTCTATACTTGTGTACTCAGGTGCATCCTCTCCTGCCTCTATGACGCTTACAGACACCATAGAAGGCGTTGGCTGTATTGCTCGTGACTCAGTACAGCACACAGGGAAGGATATACTGTTTTTGTCAGACGCGGGTGTACGTAGCTTTGGTAGAACTATACAAGAAAAGTCTATGCCTATGCGCGACATTAGTAAGAATGTACGTACTGACTTGATGAACTTGGTAGTTTTACAAACCAATGCTATTAAATCTTTATACAGTTCTGACAATGCTTTTTACCTGTTGACGTTACCAGACAGTAACACTGTGTACTGCTTTGATATGCGAACACCTTTAGAAGACGGCTCTCATCGCGTTACTACGTGGTCTAGTCTAGAACCACTGTCGTTTGCTGTGCTAGAAGATGGTGAAATATACATTGGTATTTCTTCAGGTATTGTTGAGTACAAAGGGTACTTTGACGGTACAGAAAAATACGAAATGCGTTACTTCAGTAATCCTCTTGATTTTCAAAATACTTCTAATCTAAAGTTTTTAAAAAAGTTTAACTTAACTATTATTGGTGGTCAGAACACACCCACTGTTTTAAACTGGGGCTATGACTACACACAAAGCTACACTAAACAAGCGTTTATATTTGGCTCTAGCAACATTGGAGAGTATGGTGTTTCTGAGTATAACACTACAGCAGAGTACACCTCTTCTATTTTAATCAACACACCGAAGGTTAATACCAGCGGTAGTGGTGAGGTAGTGACTATTGGTTTGGAATCTGAAATCAACGGCGCACAATTTTCTATTCAACGTATTGACATCCACGCTCTATTAGGGAGACTTATCTAATGTCTGATTATACAAAGACAACTAACTTTGCTACAAAGGATTCTCTTCCTTCTGGTAATGCTGCTAAGATTGTAAGAGGTACAGAGATTGACACTGAGTTTAATAACATAGCGACAGCGAGTGCTACTAAAGCTAACACTGCTAGTCCTACATTTACTGGTACTGTTACAGCCGCCACCGTAAACGTCACAGGTACACTAACGGCTGACACAATTACTGGAGGATCATACTAATGTCTCTTTTAGACCCCTATGCTGGACAACCTTTAGATGGTGGTATAGATAATACAGGCGCTGTTATTGATGCTTTATCTGGACAACCCGCTGGAGCAACTATCGCTACAAGTTCTTCTACTCCTTTTGACCTAAGTAGTTTACTACGCGCAGGTGGAGAGTATTACTTAGGTCAGCAAAATATTGAAGGCGCTCAACAACTAGGCCGCGAGGCTCAGGCAGGCGCACTGGCCTTAGCTGAAGAAGCTAAAGCAGGAACAGAGTTTAAACCTTACACTGTTACCAGCGGTTTAGCTAACGTAGGCACTACACCTGAAGGCGGTTTTAATGTTAACCTGTCTCCAGAGCAACAGGCTCTACAGACGCAACTACAAGGACAGGCAGGTGGTTTATTTGGTCAAGTAGGTACAGACCCTGCTACAGCACAAGCACAGTTGTATGAGCAAATGAGAGCCGTACAACGTCCTGAAGAGGAACGTCAGCGTCTAGCATTAGAAGAGCGTATGCTGTCACAAGGACGCTTAGGTCTAGGCTCTGCCGCTTATGGTGGTTCTTCACCTGAGTTACTGGCTCAAGAGACTGCACGACAAGAAGCTATGGCTCGTGCT